GCTTGTAAAAAATATCTAGACATGCCTGAAGCAACTTGGGAAAATGAACGATGCTATGCCATGCGATGCGCGGGTCGTGCTGCCAGTGAACTGGGTCGATGGGACGAAGCACTGAAATGGTTTAGACTGGCTTCTGCAGAAGCACCTTACACACGTGAACCCTGGGTAGAGTTAGCAGATTGTTGCTATCGATTGGGCATGTGGGAAGAATGTTATGCTGCGGCAGTGTCTGCTTTGAAAATCACTGATAAGCAATTGGTGTACACAGTAGATCCCGAAGTGTGGGGTGCTAAGACTCCCGATCTTGCGGCAATCAGTGCTTATCGGTTGGGGCTATACGAAAAAGCAGTAGAATACGGCACTGATGCTATGTTGCTGAATCCTACAGATCCCAGATTAAAAGCCAACATTAATTTTTATCTAACTAGTGTTCAGCCAGTAAACCAATAAATATAGCATCAAGGATTAATCATGCGAGCAGCCGAAATAATTAGAGATTTGTTGAATGTTATAGATAAAATGGTAGAACCAGAAGCACCACAGGCTGTGTCCATAGTAGAGCCTCAAAGTGTAGAAATACAAACACAGCCCACAGATGATATCAATCATTTCAAACAAATAGTAGACCTGATAAGTCAAGGTACAGATGCAACATTTGCTAATGAGCCTAACGAAGTTGTTGCGGACATTGCCGCTGTGACCACAGATGCTGGCGGCGGAGTTAACGGACCTAAAGATCCAAGCGATATCCGTGGCGAACATCCCAGCATATATCCGGCATATCAATACGGAGTTAGATAATGGCCACAAACGGAATATCAACACTGGGAACTAAACAGTTAAGGCAAGAAGCTAAACTGGCTATTGCTACAGCCAAGAGGCAGGGCAAGACTGTGGCGCTTGACGGCACTATTACTGGTAGTATAGATCCCACAGCACCTTATTATCGCGTTAACAACATATACGATGTCGCACAGTTACCAACACAGTATAGTGGCGATGTTGTTGTTGATAACCCCAATACAGGCGGACTTCTAGACAGACGTCCTTGGAATCCAGATACTATCATTACTGTTATTGAAGAAGGACTGGTATTAAATTTAGATGCTCGTAATTTAAACAGTTGGTCAAGAACACCTGGAGAAACTACTTGGTATGATCTCAGCGGCAACAACAATCACGCCACAGTCTACGGCGGCATTGCCTACGGTGAGGCCCTAGGCGGAGCATTGGCATTTGACGGTTCAGACGCACAATATGCGCAATGCCCACCAGGCGTTTACTTTACCAGTGCTGGATACACAATTCAAAGTTGGGTTTATGTTATTAGCGTACCTAACTGGAACCGTATTATAGACTTTGGCAGTGACGCAGGCTCGGACAATGTGTTGTTGTCTTCCACATTAGGCACAAATGGTATGCCTGCGTTGTGGGTTGGCCCAAGTGGAGATACTGTTCAATCTACAGTTGAACTACAGGCCAACACAGGATGGCATCATGTATGTGCCACATGGACTCCCACAGGAACTGTGGGAAAAGTATTCATAGATGGAGTGCTGACAGGCACAGGAACTGTAGCAGCCCCTGTAGCCGGCGTCAGAGCCAATTGTTATATTGGCAAATCAAACTGGGGCAATCCTCCAGACCCCAACTTCAACGGCGGCATGGGAGCCATACAGATTTATAGTCGAACATTGAGTGATGCTGAGATACTGAGCAACTATAACACAACCAAATCCTACTACGGACTATAATGACTTACGAACACGACAGTAAAGATTATAGACTGAATGACCTGCATCAGGCCATGGAGTATAATGCGGACGGCAAACCAGTTCTGCGTGTTGACATCGGTAGCGACATTAATATCAACGGTGATGTTAACATTCCTGGCACAGTTACAGTTAACTCTACACCAGAAGATCCTGTTCACACGCACATAACAGAAGTAGGCACCAGCGGTGTATTGACCACTGCTTACTTGCCCGTAGGCGGCACAGTTACCGTAAATCAACCTGTAGCAGTCACAGACAACAACGGTAGTTTAACAGTAGACGGTAGTGTATCAGTATCTAACTTTCCCGCTACGCAGGCAGTAACAGGTACATTCTGGCAGGCAACACAACCAGTCAGTATCGCCTCACTTCCTGAAGTAGAGATTAAAAACGACGCAGGAAATCCAATAACAGTTACAGGCAGTGTGACTACTATTGGAGGCAGTGCTCAAGGCAAGTTGTGGACCATGCAGATAACACAGGGATTGATTGCTGGGCATACTGTAGAACAAATTACAGGATACAATCCCACCACATCAGCAGGTGATGCTGTATGGAGCGCAGGAACAGCATATCCCTGGAGCAGTCTAGTAACAGCACAGACTCTGTATCTAAAGAGTTCAACTAACAATGCCACTGACAGAAGTATGCCAATACTCATCGACGGACTAGATGCCAACTATGCCAATCAAACAGAAGTGATAACACTTGACGCATCAGACTCTAGGACTGTGATAACATCGACCAAACAGTTCTTGCGTATTCATAGTATTATGTGTAATGGTGCAAATACCAATGCGGGTGATATTACTGTTCATGTAACATCAGGCACTGGCACCGTAGTTTCTAAAATGTCAGCAGGTAGAGGTAGAGCACAAGCAGGAGTGTATACTGTGCCCGCAGGTTATACTGGATACTTGTTTAAATTTGATTCCAGTTCAACAGCAGCCACTGTGGTAAACTTTATGCGTCGCGCTTTTAATAAAGCATTCACGGTTTTACACGTGGCCATTGTGGACAACAGCACATACATCTACGACTTCCCATTCCCAATAGTATTATCTGAAAAGACTGACGTGTATACTACAATCGAAGCAGGGTCGGGTAAAACGGCTGTGAACTACGAGATACTGTTAGTGGCTAACCCCTAACTGAAGGAAGTATATGACCTATAGAAAATATATCAACATCGTAGAAGCAGCCAACAAAGGCTGTCCTATTGCCACTCACGACCTAGAAGTAAATGTTAAGAATAGACAGACGGCTATAGACAAACATCACTACGGTCCTGCCAATCCTGATGAGCCAGGCGACTATTGGAAAGACAGTGCCAAGCAATGGAACATAACGGAAAAGACCGCCAAGACAATGACCTGTGGTAATTGTGCGGCATTCAACATCACAGATGCAATGTACAAGTGCATACACGACGGCATGGGCAAAGAAGCATACGAAGCAGAAAAGACTCGTGAAGCAGCAGACCTAGGCTACTGCAATCTACTGCATTTCAAATGTGCAGGAACACGTAGCTGCGAAGCCTGGATCACAGGCGGACCTATTGTAAAATAACTAAGTAAATTGAAAGGAGAAAACCTATGTTTGAACGTCGTAAAAAATGAACAATTTATTTGTTAAATATGATAGAGTAGAAACAAATGCTTTCTACTCTAACCCCTGCTCTATTGATGTACTCAGCGATGACCCTACGCTTGACTTTGACCCTAATGGTTTTGGGTTGACTGAGTTAGAAATAGAATTAATAAGAGCCAATAATGGTGTTTTTTATCGAGAAGACTATCTTACACAAAAAACAGATTGGTTAGCTCAGCCTATTACAAAATCTGGAGTTATTCTAAATCACAGTTTCATTCTTTACAGAAGAGCCTATGATGGAGAGGCTGCAGAATTTTTATGGAATCTAGCCCAACAGGATCCTAGAATACATAGAGTTTTACAACAGCGTCCAAGATTTGGTTTAGATCTTTGTGTGGAATATATACAGCCGGACGGTACTATCTTTGAAGTATTACACTGGGAATATGATAACACAGAGCCAGCAGTAATAGAAGAGTATAGACAACTATATCAAAACAAATTTCTAAACATTGATTGGGAATACGCAGCCAAACAGATGTTGGCCAGGAAAGATGAATGGCATCATCTAGCATGGTTTCCACAAAGCAAGTATAAGTGTGATTATTTTAATATTATACCAGAAAACTTTGGTCAAGTACTTTGGAAATAGTTACCTGGGTATAAATAATAGCACTTATTGGAGTTAGTATGAAGAAGTTTTTATTATTGTTGTTGTCAGTTCCGGTACTGGCCTTTGCACAAGGCAAGATGCCCGCAAAGTCAGCAACATATGATGCACAAATTATCCGTGTGAGTGATGGCGATACTATTGTAATCGCTGCCCCCTTTCTCCCCGCTCCTCTCAAGCCAGAACTTGCTGTTAGAATCTACGGAGTCGACACACCAGAAAAAGGCCACCGAGCACAGTGCCCACAAGAAAATGAGCGAGCATTAGTGGCCAGCAAATTTACCACACAGGCCATTCAATCCCACCCTAAACATCAAGTTATCATCTACGGTTGGGACAAGTTCGGCGGCCGTATATTGGGAGACATCTTAGTTAATGGGCAGAGCATTCGTCAAGGATTAATTACCAACGGTTTAGCACGTGAATACTACGGCGATGCTAAACAGAGTTGGTGCAACTAACACCCTTAGGACCGGTACTAGTTACCGTGGTGGGGCGGCTGCTGCCTCGAATCATCCAACTCGCTATTGGACCTCGTAAGTGAGCACTAATTAAAAAAGGACCCCGAAGGGTCCTTTTTGTTTATAATATAATAATTTAAGTATTCGCTATGCGAGTATATAATTTATTTCTTTACGCCGTTGTTTACAAAACTGTACATCTTCTCGGCAGTTTCAAGAACCTTGTCAAGTCCTGGAAAAGTTGGCATTTCAACCTTAGTAAGGAATTGTCCAGTCTTTTCATCGCGAGCAGCGGTCAGTTCCCAACCACGGAACTTAGCGTGAAAATCTTCACTAACCAAGCCTTTGGCCATGTCCAAGATGTCTGTGCGGATTTCGTATCCGTTCTTGTTGAATTTAACTTCTGGTAGTTTTGGTGTTTCGAATTGTGACATATTAATCTCCTGTGTGTAATGTCTGTTAACATAGATACTTCTTTTTCTCTATGTACTATTATATATGCTTTGTGATCTAAAAGCAACTTATTTCTTGAACTTGTTTACTCGTTCCTTGATAAGTCCAACCACTACGTCACTCAGCACAACTTCATAGTGGTTGTATTCTACTTCTACTAGTTCCATATCCTCATGATGCTTTTGACTGGCAATGGTCACCACACCGTCATTAGGCTCATGCATAAAGGCACTTTGCCCTTTTACAGTTACTATATTAGTCCAGGGATGCTGTATTTTAATACGTTTAGCCTGCTTCATTACCCACGAACTGGGACCAATGTCACGCATCAGTCGACTAAATGGCAAGAAGTATTGAGCATAGTCCGCTACTTCAGCGCCACCATAGGGTGTGCTTAGGGTCACAGCACCCTTAACAGCAAGGGGCATTGAGTTGGCCAAATGTAGACTATAGATGCCACCTAGACTATGGGCAATAAACACTAGGTCCTTATGGTCCTGTAGTGTTGCCTGCATATCTTTTAGGTTATTTTCAAACCCATTTCGACTATCATAGTTAAGGTCTAGACCAGTGCCCAGTTTACTCTTAATATAGTTAAAGCTCTCGCTGGTGGCATTAGCCCCGTGAATGTACACCAAGTTCATGCCAATATTTAGCGGCCTAGAACCAGCCCTGAAACTCTTCTTGTAGATTAATAGGATGTACTTCCCATCCTAGATCTTTCCAGCGTAGTAGGGTTAACAATATATCTAAGTAGGTCATTTATCAAACTCCTGTACCATATACACAAGAATTATTACCCCAAATAGTATAATTTGAATTGCTGCTAATTCCATTTTAGTTTCCGTATACCGCTTTGGCTTCTTCTATACGGCCTTGACGAGCAAGACTTGCGGCATCACGAGCCTGCCCAAATGCTTCTAAAAATAACCAGATTGAGTTGACGATTGTTTTCATATATTTTTTTCCTTGTGAGAATAGTTAAATTGTTGGATGTAGTTTTCCAACTGTGCGGCATCGGTAATACCTTTGGTGCTTAGATAAGCATCTAAACGATTTTGATATGACGAACCCGGAAACATTTCGGTTAAACGTTCCATGATTCTAATCATTTGCTCTGATAGATATTTCATGCTATAATCCTTGTGTAAGTGTATGTAGATACTAGTGGTAAACACTACTAGTGTTTCTACTAATGTATTTAGTATTATATACTGCATTGCAACAATTATCAAATCTTATTCTGTCAAAAGAAAAGGTTAAATATATTATAGAGAATTATATGCGTAAAAGCACTAGATCAATACTGCAAGAACTCAGCGACTTGGGCATATCAAGAAATACCGATTTGGTTGTAGAAAGCCGCGGCGCCAATATCATACAAAGTGCAGTGAATCTAATTTCATTGATTCGTGAACACTATGATGTTGAAACAGCCGCAGAACTAGAACGCCGGTTTATCAACTCGATACGCACAGGCGACAGTGCCAAATTCACCCGCGGAATTAAAAAGATAATCGAGTCAAAAGACACCTGATCAAGGTAGTTTTTTCACTTTGGACTAAATAATAATACAGTCCCCGTGAGCCGGGGCAGGCAACAAGGAGAATATATTATGCCAGCAATTTTAGTAAACAGCGCCGCAGGAACAGCGGCAAAATCGTTCAGTTTCGCACAACGTCAATTGCGTTTTTTCAAAATCGCAATCATCGACGGCAGTGCAACCGCAGTTAGTTTAGCCAATGAATTTGGCAGTGACTCTGTTACTGCTTCAGGTGGTGATGATGACAATACACCAGGTCTAGTTCAACAAGTAGTTCAAATTCTACAGAACTACGGAACAATTGAGCACATGCGTGTCGGTGACAGTGCAGCCACAGATGGTTTCATCTTCGTAGCATTGGATGTAGGTGGTTCAGGAGAGGCCGACGGTGCAACATGGGTTCCACGTCTAGCAGGTGGTTCCGCAGTAACATTACCAGCCGCTATCGAAGATGACATTCATGTCATTGCTAAGACCAGTTACAACTCTTCAGGTGTTCTACAAGCCTTGGGCAACCCCGGCACTACAGCAGGTAAAGATGGTAACCTTACCGTTACAGGTTCTACATGCGTTGAAACAGGATTAGTGCTAACCTAATCAAACTTTCCAAAGGGATGGGAAGAGGCCTCGGATTTATTCCGGGGCTTTTTTACGGCTGTTAAATACTTGCCATGGAATACAAGTTGATCACATTGATAGATATCACTGCCACCGGACAGTATAGACAAGAATCGGGACGTCAACAGCAGTTTGATCAACAACAGAATTTTAACACTGTGTTGCAGACTTTGGGCATAAGGGGCAATGTCTATTACACAGTGAAACCCACAGTGATAGAAGCCACGGGCAAGAGTCAGGGTTTTGCTGTAAACAAAACAGTAAAGATGTGGCAGTTTGAGTGGCAAATGGAAATTGACTATCTGTTTGAAAAGAGTGGTGATCCTATACATTGGCTCCGACACGATTTCGATCTAGTACCCATCATACCTAACTTGGATGAAACCACTGTGTTGAAACGCCCTATGTTTATGACTAGCGGCCCAGACGCTAATATCATTTTCAGTTATAGCGATAAATAACTCATTACAGGCACATTAGGCATTCGGAACACTTAGGCACATGTCCCGCCGGGAACTTGACTTAACATAAAAGGAATCAGCCACGATGGCCACTACAGTAGAACGACTTGGTGTAGTAGAAACCAAGGTAGCAAACCTAGACGAAAAATTAGACGAGATCAAGGTTGATGTCAAGGATATGCACGACTGTTTGGATAAAACTCGTGACAGTGTCATGGCCAAACTAGATGACATGTACGGGGCAAGTTGTGAACAACACAGCCAATTGGCCAAAAAAATTACAGAATTAGAAAGTTTTAAACAACGATGGATTTACACTATCGCTGGCGGCGCAGTGGTGTTGAGTTGGATGACTGCTCATGCCGACACTGTGTTACGCATTTTAAAATGATAAACAATGATATTAGAAGAGTTTCAAGAAGGCATAGTAGATCAAGCCATTGTATTTCACAACACGTTAAATCCACTGTTGTGGAACAATCAACAACTCAAGCCTTTAATTAGGTTAGCATTACTGAAAATTGCCAAAGACTTTGTGACCTTTATTGGCATAGATTTTAAAATTGTAGACATCACCATATCGGGCAGCAACGCAGCCTATACCTATACACCCAACAGTGATCTTGATCTGCACATCATTGCAGACATTCCCCAAGCGCAAGCCAAACTGTACAAACAACTGTTTGATGCTAAGAAAAATCAATACAACTATCTACACAATTTCACTGTGAAAGGCATAGATGTTGAACTCTATGTACAAGACAGTCGTGACACGCATCACAGTGCTGGAATTTACAGCATTAAAAACAGTCGATGGATCAGTGAGCCCAAGGTGGTCAAAGTGAGAATTAGTGATCAGGATGTGCGCCGCAAGGTCAATAACTATCTAGGCAAAATCTCATCAGCATTGAACACTGACGACCTAGACTATATAGAGTCAGTGCAAACCAGTATTAAAAAATTACGCCAAACTGGACTAGACCGTGAAGGTGAGTTCAGTGTGGAAAATCTAGCCTTTAAAGTGCTACGTGCAAATGGTTGGATAGATCGTCTTAGAGAACATAAGTACAACGTGCAGAGTGAAATACTCTCTGTGGAGAACATGAAATGAAAATCAATCAAGTAATCACAGAGAAATCAGTGAGCCAACAACAACAAAAGTTTATGGGCATGGTATATGCAGCCAAGAAAGGCGAAGAGCCAGCCAGCCCAGCAGTGGCCAAAACAGCAGCCGGCATGAGCAAGTCCGACGCTAAAGATTTTGCCAAGACCAAACATAAAGGCTTGCCCAACAAAGTAGGCGAAGCCACAGGTGATCCGTTAGGCACTGTGTCAGCCGCACCTGATGCCAGCGGTAAAATCAAAATCAAAACACCTACTGGCACTGAAATAGAAACAACCAAAGATGCACTGTTGCCAGGTGCCAAGCCCGGAACTGTGCAGATGAAACCAGATGCTGCCGGCGATGCATTAAAGCCTGGAACACAGGTAGTCAGCGCAGAAGCCATGGGTACCGAAGAAGACGATGGTGATCCTCCTATTGACAGCGCAGAATCATACAAAGCCTGGCTACAGAAATCAGCAGCCAAATCAGGATTGTCGCCAGAAGACAGTGCCGGACTAATGAATATGCTAGTCACTGAACCAGACGGATCCATTGACATGGATGCCACAATGGTCAAGACTGCGAAAGAGTTTGCCAACTTCATGCCGCAGTTGCTTGAGATGTTTACAGAATGGATTGGCCTATTAGAAAAAGCCAAAGCAGATACAGCACAGTGGTCAACATACACCCCAGAAGAACGAAAGAGTGTTGATGACGCCATTGCCGACGGCAAGGCGCAACTACCAGCAATGCAAGCGCAGATTAAACAGATGCAGGCACAGATGCCTCAGTTAGATCAAGCCATGGCCAATCGTAAGACAGCCGGAAACAATATGAAGATACCTGCTACTGCCCCAATGGAAGAACTTGATCGTATTAAAGAACTATCTGGCTTGAAGGGTGAAGACATTTCATTCAACGGTGTAACACAACATGCCAACGGCGATATGAGTTACAATCAAGGTCCGTTGAGTATGAGACAGAACAAAGATGGGTCATCAGACATGACAGCAAACATAGGGAATACTACTGCTAGGGTTCAACAAAATCCAATTGGTGTTAAGACATTAACAGCACAAGGTCCAGAAGCAGATTCTATCAACAGCGTAGATGCTAGTGCAGACCGCAAAGGTGTTGATCCTAAGAAGTTTGCAGCCTTCCAGAAACAAAATCCTGCAGCAGTTAAAGAAAGCCCAGAATTGATAGCAATGTTGAGTATTGCAGGCCTAAGATGAAAATATCTAAAAAACATCACAATATGATAGAGCAGCAGTTACTGAAAGAACTGCCTATTAAGATTGTGAACAATGTCATCACTTACAATGACTATGTGATCAAACAAGACAGTCAAGAATATTGGAATCTGTATGCTAACTTCAATGGCTTAGACTTGGTCGATAGATTTTATCTAAGAATATCTGCGTTGATGGCTGCAAAAAATTATGAAAAAAGCAAAATGCGAGAGTTCAAATTGATTTTGAGTATGGATCAACTCTACGCTAAGTTACACAACGATATCACACATTTTAGATATCAGATGAAAAAAACCAACGACACAGTGAAAAAAGATAACTATTTGTTTAGATTGCAAGAATGTTATGCAAAAATATCTGACATAAAAGAACAAATACAACAGATGTATAGAACATCATTTTAATAAATATATCATATTGGGTAGGATAGAACATGCAGGTCAAAGAATTCGGAAAATCATTAAACAGCAAAGTTTTGAATGAAAACATGGCTAAAACGTTTGGCTATAAGGTCAATTTAGAAACTTTTACTTTAGAACAACTAGAAGATGCTCGCAATCGACTACGAACTTCTATTAACACTATCGAAACAAACGAAAGTTATGATTCCATGCTGGAGTCTAATGCGTATCACAAGACTCGCAGTTTGTTAGATGTTATAAATCGTGCTATTCAAGAACGTAACGAACTAGGAGAAGCCGTACAAATGGAAAGTAAAAAATTGCACAAAGATCCAGACAAGATGGCCAAGCGATTCACTGCTATGGAAAATGTCAGCGATGAATGGTTGAAAGTTGCTGTGTGGCGTTTGAGTCAACAGCAAGACACTGCTAGAGATTTAATCGATGAATTGGTTATCCGTAATGAATTGAATGAAGATCAAGCCCAATACGTAGTGGCAAGACTAATGGCAGAAATGTCAGGCAACAAAGAGGCACAACGCATTTTAACAGAAGGCGAAGAAGAACGTGCAGAGTTGATAATGGCCAGTAAAGATATGGTTGACAAATTAACAGGCTGGTTAGAAGACACTGCTTCAATGCAAGCAGAAAACATGTTAGAATTACTAGACTCTATAAGAGATGAAATGGGCTCAGAGATCAGTGAAAAATATGCAGCCATTGTGAAACCAGCATTGGCTGAGATTTACACTACATTAGAAAAAAATCGTCAAGCATTATCTGGTGCTGTTGGAATTTTGACCGGACAAGAAGATGCTCAAGGCATGGGGATGACTCCTCCCGAAACTCCTGAAATGGAACCAGGCATTGAAGAACCTCCAGCAATTGGCGGCTCATCAGAAGAATCACCAGCAGGTAGAGAACAACGTGAAAGCATTGATCTTAGCCGTAGACTGGGATTGATGTTAGGCTCAAAAAAAAAGTAATGAAAGAAGAAACCAATGATATTTTAGATATCATTGGTTCTTTGGAAGCCATTCAGAAACAGGCCGATGCTGCAGATCAATCGGCTGTGTATAATTGGGCAGAAAACACCTTCACAGATTTCACCGGATTGACATTAGACGGATTGAAAAGACTGTGGGACTCTCCGCAAGGTGAAGTATTGAAACAGTATATCAAAAGATACGATGACAATACAGTGCAAATAAAAACCAAAAAAGATTCAACTGACACTGGTCAAAGTGGCGGCCAGAGCAAAGTAGCACAAATGGCCAAGTCTGCTACATCTCGCCGACAAGGTTGACATAACTAATGTGACATAGTAAAATATAGGTTATGTCATTATTAATAGAAAAATACAACTACACTGCATTATCCAGAGACGACAGCACAGGCAAACGTCTATATGCAACTCCGGACGGTAACAAAGTGCCCAGTGTTACCACAATCCTAGACAAGACCAAACCCGCAGAAGCACGTGAAGCACTGGCCAATTGGCGCAAGGCAGTTGGAGAAGAAAAGGCTCGACAGATTACCACCGAAGCAGCCAGCCGTGGTACTAGGATGCACAAGTACCTTGAAGACTATGTCACGCAAGGATTTTTGTCTACTCCCGGTTCTAACCCGTTTAGTCAACAGAGTCACAAAATGGCTGACTGTATTATCAAGCAGGGATTTGGGCCTGTTAGCGAAGTATGGGGCAATGAAGTACCTTTGTTCTTTCCTGAACTATATGCGGGTACTACTGACTGTGTGGGCGTACACAACGGCGATCAGAGCATTCTAGATTACAAACAGACTAACAAGCCCAAGAAACTAGAATATATTGACGATTACTTTATTCAACTCACTGCATACGCTCTAGCACACAACGAAGTACACGGTACAAACATCCGCAAGGGCGTTATTCTAATGTGCGTTAAACCGCCTGAAATTGCGCCCATGGTCTGGGGAGAACCTGTATATCAGGAGTTTATCCTAGAACCCAAAGACTTTGACTACTGGACAGAACGTTGGTGCAAACGAGTAGAAGAATACTACGCAAAATACGGCTAAATATCCCATAAGAGGATATTTTCATGGCTGTTGTTCAAATTTCAAGAATACAGGTCCGTAGAGGACAAAAAAATCAAGGTTCAGGGTTACCACAGTTAGCCAGCGGCGAGATGGCATGGGCTGTTGATACACAAGAGATGTTTGTGGGCAACGGCGCAGTGGCAGAAGGTGCGCCCTATGTGGGCAATACCAAGATATTAACTGAACATGACAATCTGTTGGACTTTGTCGAACAGTATGTGTACAAAAACTTTTTGGGCAGCAGTGTACAGACAGGCAGCGACCCCAACTTTCCAGTCGAACGCAGTATAAATCAAAGACTAGACGACTACGTGTCTGCGTTGAGTTTTGGTGCAATGGGCGACGGCAGCACTGACAACACTGTTGCAATACAACGTGCCATTGATCAATTGTTTTTAAACCCAGCAACTATCAACACCGCAGACAGCCGTGTTACACTGGATGTGCCCGCTGGCACGTATATTTTATCTGCTCCAGTGTATATTCCCAGCAACTGTAATATCAAAGGCGCTGGCATTGGAAAAACTATATTCTTACATTCACATAATCAACCGGCTTTTATTTTTATTAACGACACATCCACAGTGGCATTACGTAGCACATTGAACAGTACTACCTACAATAATCAACCTAAGAATATTTCAATGGTTGGATTCAGTGTACACAGTACCGTAGCAACAGAAACTATGATGCAGTTAGACGCAGTACGTGACAGTGTGTTTCATCAAATAGCATTTAGCGGAATGTGGTCTAGTCTAGATGGCAGCAATACTGACAATGTAGGATTTGCGTTAAGGGCAGTGAGTGACATTGTTACCTGCGAACGTTTGTATTTTACTCAATGCAAGGTCAGTGGGTTTAGTTATGGAATCTATAGTGATTACGACATCAATTACTGCATATGGGATCACTGCGAATTTGACACTTGTTATCGAGGTACAAGTTTTGGACAAAACAGCAATCTGTTTGGTGCCGGTCAATTGTTAGGCCCAAGGCTTTGCATGATCAGCAACAGCAAATTTAGCAATATCGATCGTGAAGGTTTTTTAATTACCAACGGGGACAGTAATACATCAAAAAGCAATAGATTTACATTTGTTGGCAATGATGGATCTACCAATCTCAATGCTGTTACAGCCCATATATCATTTTTATCCAGCGGCAATGCCACAGTGCAAGATTGGTCAGATAGAACAGAGACTATGTCTGAAGGCAATTTCGGCAGTAGATATTTTACTGCCCATAATGGCACTGTGGCCTTTGCAAACAATTTTGCTAGAAGTCTTGACATCGTACAAAAAACTCTTGCATTTCCGTTGTTCAGATTGCCCTACTATTCCAGTGCTGCCTATGCGGTGAACTATATGTATCAAAGCATCAGCAATGGCGCTGCTCAAACAATGATGCGCAAAGGCACATTGAACATTGCAGTGGATTCGATCAACGGTGGATTGCAGATTACAGACGAATATGAATTCACAGGCACTGTTGGCGCAGATTCCAATCTACAGTTTTTTGCAGCCATTGTGGATTCTGACGGTAGTGGCAGCGTGGACACGGTGGTTGTGAGTTATACCAACAGCACCGTCGGCGACAATGGTAAATTTGTCTATACATATTCGGCACTTTCTTAATCAGATCAATTGCAATAATTATAGTAATGTATTAAAATATACATATACAGTATAGTACATAAATCAATTTTGATAAATTTATAACCATTTGATTTTGAACAATATTTTCTAACCTCAACTAATTAAACTAATAATGTCAAGGGGTATAAATATTTTCCTTATCAAGAAAACAAATGAACAACATAACAGTAATAAAGAGAAATGGTCAACGTGAGCAATTGACCATTGAAAAATGGCAAACTCAGATAGCAAAAGTATGTAAAAACATTGCCGATGTCAGTCAAAGCATGATTGAGATCAAAGCGCAACCTCATTTCTACGACGGTATCACTACTAGAGAAATAGATGAAATAACACTACGTGCCATTGTGGATCTTATTGATGTAGAATCTAATCCAGATGTTGGGCATACTAACTATCAATATGTAGCGGGCAAACAACGCCTTAGCATGTTACGCAAAGATATCTATGGCAGTTACACAGTGCCAGATCTTTATTCTATCGTCAAGACCAATGTGGCCACTGGACTGTATACTAGCGAACTGCTCGAGTGGTATAGTGAAGAAGACTGGAACAAGATGAATGACATGCTGGATCATGAAAAAGATGAACAGTACAGTTATGCTGCCATTGAGCAGTTGATTGAGAAGTACTTGGTTAAGAATCGTAGTACTAAACAGACATATGAAACTCCACAAATTCGTTACATGGTTGCAGCCGCAACTGTATTCCATAAAGAAGAACCTAACTCAGCACGTATGCGTTATATCAAAGAGTATTACAACGCCGCCAGTGATGGTCTTTTTACTCTTGCTACTCCTGTACTTGCTGGCCTTGGTACTCCTACCAAACAGTTTAGTTCCTGTGTTCTTATTCGTAGCGATGACGATCTGGACTCTATTTTTGCCTCTGGGGAAATGATGGCCAAGTATGCCAGCAAGCGAGCGGGCATTGGTTTGGAGATAGGACGCTTACGTCCGTTGGGTAGTCCCATCAGAGGTGGTGAGATTATGCACACAGGTATGATACCTTTCCTGAAAAAATGGTTCGGTGATTTGCGATCATGTTCGCAGGGAGGTATTCGTAATGCAAGTGCTACTGTATTTTATCCTATTTGGCATCATCAGTTTGATGATCTTATTGTTCTTAAGAACAACCAAGGAACAGAAGAAACCCGAGTCCGTCATATGGATTATGGGGTTGTGCTTAGTGCTTTCTTCTGGAGACGATTTAAAAACAAAGAAGACATAACTTTCTTTGACCCCAATGAAGTGCCAGACTTGTATGAAGCATTTTACAAAGACACTGCATTGTTTGAAGAACTATATGTAAAATATGAAAAACAAAAAGGCCTCCGTAAGAAAACGATGAGCGCCGAAGAAGTGTTCAAGAGTGGTATACTGAAAGAACGCACAGACACCGGTCGAATCTATTTGGTGTTCATTGACAATGTAATGAGTCAAGGACCCTTTGATCCTGAATATCATACGATATATCAGAGTAACTTGTGCTGTGAGATCCTATTACCCACACGTCCATTCAAACGATTAGACGACGACAGTGGCCGCATAGCGTTATGTACACTGGGATCTATCAACTGGGGATCGTTCCGGAACCCAGAGGATATGCGTAGAGCCTGCAGGATTCTACAGCGTAGCCTGTGTAACATTCTTGACTATCAAGACTTCTTGTCAATACAAAGTAAATTGAGTAATGACGAGATACAACCGTTGGGCATTGGTATTACCAATTTGGCCTACTGGCATGCCAAGCGTGGCCTAAAGTATGGCGACAAAGATGCACTGCAAGAAGTTAAGACATGGATGGAACATCAGGCCTATTATCTAACAGAAGCCACAGTGGAGTTGGCCAAAGAGCGTGGCCCATGTACAGAAAGTCACAAAACTAGATACGGTCAAGGCGTATTCCCCTGGGAACTACGTGCCAAGGGAGTTAATGAATTAGTAGACTTCGCTCCGGAACTAGACTGGGAATCACTACGTGGTAATATGAAGCAGTACGGTGTGCGTAATGCCACATTGATGGCCATTGCCCCTGTAGAAAGTTCCAGTGTTGTTATTAACTCAACCAATGGCATTGAAATGCCCATGAGTTTGATCAGTACCAAGGAATCAAAAGCAGGGTCATTCACTCAGGTTGTTCCTGAATATGCCAAACTGAAAAACAAATATCAAATGATGTGGGAACAAAAGGACTGCGTTGGATACCTAAAAACCGCAGCAGTTCTTGCCGCCTATGTCGACCAAAGTATTTCAACAAACACATTTTACAATCCTGCACACTGGGCAGATCGTAAAGTGCCAACTACATTGATCGCCAAGAACTTGATGCAGGCACACGTATGGGGATTGAAAACATTCTACTACAGTCTAATCAACAAGGCAGGTAGCAAGGCTGTTGCAGAAGATGCTCCTACTATGTTAGAGCCTATCAACTTTGATGACGAAGAAGATTGCGAATCATGCAAATTATAAAACTATGTCAAAACAACAATACAACTTAACAACAAAGACAGACTATCTAAGCCGTAAGATGTTTCTAGATCCAGCAGGGCCAGTTACTATCCAACGCTTCGAAGAAGTCAAATATAAAAAGATTGCAGACTTCGATGCTACAGCCCGTGGCTTCTTCTGGCAACCAGAAGAAATTAGTCTTAGTAAAGATGCAAATGACTTTAAAGATGCCAGCGATGCTGTCAAGCATATCTTTACCAGCAACTTGTTACGTCAAACAGCACTTGATAGTTTGCAAGGTCGTGGACCAACACAGGTATTCACTCCTGTTTGTAGTCTGCCCGAAGTTGAAGCACTGATGTACAACTGGGGTTTCTTTGAAACTAACATTCACAGCAAGAGTTACAGTCATATCATTCGTAACATTTATAATGTGCCCAAGGATGTGTTTAACACCATCCATGATACCAAAGAAATTGTAGACATGGCATCAAGTGTGGGCAACTACTATGACAAGTTACACGCTATCAACTGCCGCAAAGAACTTGGCATGGAAGTCACTGAGAAGGAACACGTTAAAGCCGTTTGGTTGGCACTACACGCCAGTTACGCTTTGGAGGCATTCCGCTTCATGGTATCGTTCGCTACTAGTTTGGCCATGGTTGAGAACAAGATCTTCATTGGCAACGGCAACATCATCAGTCTGATTCTGCAAGACGAACTGCTACACAAAGGGTGGACTGCCTATTTGATCAACCAAGTGGTTAAGGAAGATCCTCGATTTGTAGTGGCTGCTCGCGAGTGCGAACAAGAGGTGATTGAATTGTACAAAGGCGTTATACAAGAAGAAAAAGCGTGGGCAGACTATCTATTCCAAAAAGGACCGGTGATTGGTCTAAATGCCAACATACTGAAAGACTTTGTAGATTATACAGCAGTGGCAGCGTTGAAAGACGTTGGTATTAAATACTGGAACACCGCGCCCAAGACTACACCAATCCCGTGGTTCAATAAACACGTGGACACCAGCAAGAAACAAACTGCACTGCAAGAAAACGAAAGCACTAACTATGTTATTGGCATTATGAGTGACAGTGTAAACTACGAAGAATTACCCGCATTATAAGGAAAAATATGGCAAAACTAAATGAAGAAGTTATAATAATTAAAATCAGCACATTGTTGCCCGACGGTGCCGACATGACTGCAATTATGGACAACGACAATATATCTGCACTACAGCAAGTTGTTGAACAACTGGCAGGCGACACCCGAACATTAGTTGAAATTGAAAGAGGAAATTAAATGAAAGTTGTTGTTTGGAGCAAATATCATTGCCCGTATTGTGATCAAGCCAAGTCATTGTTGCAACAAAAAAATATTACCTTTGAAGAGCGTAAAATAGGCGACGGTTGGACTAAAGAAGAGTTGTTGGAACACATACCTGCTGCTAGAACATTGCCACAAATTGTAATCAATGGCGATGTCATTGGGGGATTTAATGATCTTAAAAAATTATTAGACCGTGATAATATAGTAGGATACGGAGACGGAGAAATTTAATGTTATTTGAAAAATCAAAATTTGCAGTTGGTGATATCATATCACTTAAAATCACCTCAGGTGAAGAAATAATTGGAAAATATGTCAGTGAAGACATGTCAGAATTGGTGGTGGGTAGACCTTTGATGTTGGCCATGACTGCCAAGGGGCCTGCGTTTGCACCGTTGATGATGACTACCGATCCGGATAAGAACTACGGTATCAACAAACAACTGGTTATGACCAAAGGCGAAACAGCCAAAGAAGTAGCAGATCAATATACATTTCAAACCACTGGTATACAACCTGTATCAGCGGGCAGTATTGTAACAGGATAATATTATGCCAGCAATAGCAAGAATCGGTGATTCAATTTCTACAGGTCATGGATGTGACGGAACTACAACACTCACAGGGCCATCGGGTGATGTGTTTGTTGAGGGATTAGGTGTTGAGCGTCAAGGCGATCCTACAGTAGTTCACAGATTGACTGGCACGGGTTGTTCGGTTACTCATACTGCTGTTGTTAATTCAGGATCAGGCACTGTGTTTGTCAATGGTAAACCTATTGCCCGAGTTGGGGATTCGGCTGATGCTGGATCGATAACTTCAGGATCTTCGACTGTATTTGCAGATTAATTAGATACATCAAATGAACATTTATTTAGACATGGACGATGTCGTTGCAGATTGGCATGCACATGCACAACAAGTTCTTAAGAAGCGTTGGGACAAAGACGGCGAACGTATTCCGCAAGAAGAGTGGGATCGAGTCAAAGACGACATGCGATTCTATCGTAACTTGCCTTTGATGGAGGGCGCACACGAAATGGTCGATATGTGTAAGGCCTACATTGAAAAAAATCCACAGTATCATTTGCGCTTTCTAACAGCATTACCACACGACTACTCAATGCCTATGGCTGTGAGTGACAAAGTTATGTGGGCCAATGATCACTTCCCCGGAGTACCAGTTACTATTGGACCATTCAGTTACGACAAATGGCGCCACTGTAAAAATGCAGGTGACATCTTGATCGACGATAGACACAGTAACTGTAAAGAATGGGAAGACGCTGGCGGTGTAGCACACATCTTTACAACTTGGGCCAACTGTAAGCCTTGGTTGGAGAAGCAACTTGATCTAACATGAACAGTTTAGAGAAAGTTTGGGCGAGAGCCACAGGTCATTTAATGGGTCAAACCGACGAAGACCGTCCAGATACACCTATACTTACTTTAAGAGAAGCACGTATAGCGTTGTTTTTAAAGACCTTCTGGGTCATCATACATGTGATAACGTGTTGCTTCATTATTGCAAACACAATTCGTCACTGGTAATAACTAATATAACAACAAGGAGACAATTATGTCAGCAAACAAATATCAAGAGTTCACAAAAATCGTAGAAGCAATGGAGTCAGACTTCGAAAAGTTCTATGACAAGGAAGTTGGCGCTGCCGGCACCCGTGTTCGCAAGGCTTGCCAAGACTTGGCTAAGTTGTGCAAAGAAACTCGTAACGATGTAACAGCAACTAAAAACGCACGTAAAGAAGCATCGGGCAAGTAATCTGTCAACAAATCCCCGGGTAAATACGTTATATACTTACAAGGGGTATAATATGAAAAAACTTTTAACTGTTCTGTTACTAACGGTCAGTGCCACAGCATTCGCTCAACATAATCATCACTGGCGTCATCATGGCCATCGTCATGCGGGTCCAGGCTTTGGTTACTGGGTAGCACCGTTGGTCATTGGCGGAATCGCAGGTGCAGTAATTGCTAGAGAGAATCAACAGTCTCCTATAATAGTACAACCACCGCAGTCAGTAATCATACAACGTCAAACAGTTTGTACTGAGTGGAAAGAAATACAAAATTCCGATGGACAAGTCTATCGTGAAAGGACTTGTACACAATAATGGCATACTCAGATAAGGTTGTAGACCACTATGAAAATCCCAGGAATGTCGGATCTTTTGACAAGAGTGATCCTAGTGTTGGTACTGGTATGGTTGGCGCACCTGCTTGCGGCGACGTAATGAAACTACAGATAAAGGTTGATCATGATACAGGTATTATTACAGATGCAAAATTTAAAACGTATGGCTGCGGATCGGCTATCGCGAGTTCAAGCCTCATTACGGAATGGGTCAAAGGAAAAACACTTGACCAAGCCGGAGCAATTAAAAACTCCGAAATCGCCGAAGAACTAGCCCTACCGCCAGTTAAGATACATTGTTCAATATTGGCTGAAGATGCCATCAAAGCAGCCGTAAATGATTACCGTAACCGACACAGCGGCTAAAAAAATAAAACAGCAGTTGACTAAACGTGGACGAGGTGTGGGCATCCGACTAGGTGTAAAAACTACAGGATGCAGTGGCCTTGCCTATGTGTTGGAATATGTAGATAGTCTAACTACAGACGATCAATGTTTTGAAAGCCAGGGATGCAAGTTATTTGTTGATCCAAAAAGTCTTGCGTATATCCAAGGTGTGGAAGTGGATTGGGTTCGAAACGGGCTGAATGAAGGTTTCGAGTTTCGCAATCCAAATGAACGTGATCGTTGCGGATGTGGTGAAAGTTTCAGAGTATGACAAAATATTGGACTAGGAATGACACTCAATATTGGATAGCACAGATGGAAAATCGTCTGGAAGATTTAAACTATTATCTCAATCAAACTATTGATTGGGCCGAGAGACACTACGTAGTTGACCAAGAAACAATTTTCACTTTGGGATTTGTCACAGTACTTTGGGTATGCTACATGCGGGCAGAAGAAGTATCTAAACGCGAAGTTTATGAACTTTTGGGTATATCGGGTTGGGAAACAGCCGAAGACTGTGTAATGGAGTTGGGAGATCAACTCAGCGGTATGGATTACGAAGACATGTTGACCCTAGTAGCCAATCGATCGTAATCTAAACATAGTCAAAACTGTTGACTGGTGCGACCATTTGTGCTATAATACACACATACTAACAACAGTTGGCGTATTATGACTATGCATTTGGAAGGACCTTGGCTTAGTACCACAGGCAAGAAGAAAGGCAAACAAAAATTTGCTTCTGCAGAACATGCTCGCAAAGCCAGAGCGTTGGACGAATCGTGGAAAGAACTACAGAAGAAATGGGCTGTAGAGATTGAAGACAAAAAGCGTAAGCGAGCCATGAGTGCCGCACCGCTAACAGACTCTTACAGTCTTGCCATTCCAGAAGGCCGCAATACTACTTCACATATTCGAAGTGTTGATACTGGTGGCAATGCTCTGTTGAAGCCTAGTCCTGTTTATACAGGAACCAAAGTTAAGGGTATTGCTACTATGCATAAAAGCAATGCAGTACCAGTGTTTAGTGATGAGCAGGCTGTTGACATTTCAAAAATGCGCAGATAATTGGTTCATTTCTGGTTATAACTAATTTACCCAATCAAGTAAAGGAAAAACAATGAAAATTTTCATAAAAGTCTTACTTGTATTGATAGGTCTAGCAGTAGCAGGATTTATTGGATACAAAGCAATCAAGTATAAACTTGATCCAGCAAAGCAGTTGACAATGTCAACTAGTGTTATCACAGCAGATGTTAGAAACAAACAGTTAGAATGTCTGGCAAAAAATATCTATTTTGAAGCAGGAGGCGAGTCCTTCGAAGGTAAAGTAGCAGTGGCCCAGGTCACTATCAATCGTGCAGAAAGTGGAAAATTTCCAAAAGATATCTGCCAAGTGGTCTATCAAAAGAACGTAGTTTACGAAAAGGTACTTTGCCAATTCAGTTGGTACTGTCAGCAAGCCAGTGGTGTTAAACCAAAAAACATCGCAGTATTTCGAGAAAGTGAGTTAGTAGCACGTCAGGTACTGTTGGAAAATTTTAGACTGCCCAGTTTGAAAAATGCTCTGTATTTTCATGCTACACACATAAATCCAAAATGGGATAGAGAAAAAGTAGCCCAAATTGGCGGACACGTATTTTACAAATAAGGAAAAATCATGCAAGTTAGTTTGAGAGAATTGGTAAATTTAAAGAAAATGCGCGACAGTGTTACAGAGAACATTGGGCATTTGTCAGCAGAAACATTGGGCTGGGTTGGAGTTATACTGGTACATTTAGCCACTATTCCTACCTTGATTGCAGTATTAACAGGGCTAACTGAAAAATTACCACCGGTTGACATGATTGCCCTAATGTGGCTGGGTCTGTTTACGTTTTTTGTGCGATCAGTTATTGCTAAAGATTTGTTGAACATCATTACCATTGGCTTTGGATTCTTTGTACAGGCAATGTTAATGGCTTTGATCATCTTTAAGTGACTAAATATTATATAAAGAGGACCATAACATGGCATCAGGATTTCAAAACACACAAGATCAACTAACCCCAAATTTTTATCGCATCTCTATTGATGCAAGCGGTTACCCAACTACCGCTACATTAGACACATCGGGCGGTGTTGAAGTAGATGATTTTAACTCATTTACAACATTACCAACTAGTTTGAACAACAGCCGTCGTAGAGCACGTGGCAACATGCGTTGGCAAGCGATTATAGACGAATTGAGCAGATTCAGCCAACCTATGATTTTAGATATTACTAGTTTAGAATCAGGACCTAGCACACTAGACGAGTCAGACGACATTACTACCAGTTTAAGTTTTACTGTTGGCTATGCACAAGAAGAATATGTGCTAGGCGGTTGGCAAAAAATCATTGGCGCTGGCACATTGAGTGACGGTTCAACCACACTGACCACTAGCACATTTGAAGCATTATCTGCAGGCAGTTTGGCTACCGCTATAGAAGACTGTATCCAAGAAGCAGTGACTAGAGGAATTACTCGTGGTGGTGCTAGCGGGTACACTAAAACTTATAGAACTATGGATCCAACTGGCAATGACTCGTCATTTCAAGAAGCCATCACGATTACTCAACCAGACACTCCAGCAAACGTTTTTGCCGATGTCTCGGTAGCAGTTGAGGCTAATTTGACACAGACTGCATAATCAACAATGATATTAGCAGTGCTTTTGTTGGCCACTGGCCTGATTATATCAGCAGTGGCCATTTATTATTCTGTCATCGGTCTTGCCGCTATCTTTGCCGCTGCCGCTATTCCTATCTATATTATGGGTGGCAGTTTAGAAGTAGCCAAATTAGTGTGTGCAAGTTGGTTAAAAGAAAATTGGCATCGTGCTCCTGCGTTGATGAAAATCTACATGACCACTGCGGTGTTGGTACTGATGTTTATTACCAGCATGGGCATCTTTGGATTCTTAAGTAAAGCACACAGTGATCAAAGTCTAGTGTCAGGCGATGTAACCAGCAAGATTGCTATCTATGATGAAAAAATTAAAACAGCCAAGGATAATATAGATGTCAACCGTAAGGCTCTTAAACAGATGGATGAGGCTGTGGACCAAGTTATGGGTCGAAGCCAAGACGAAAAAGGTGCTGACAAAGCAGTTGCACTACGACGAGCACAACAAAAAGAACGTGCTCGCCTTCAATCCGAGATTGCCGCCGAACAGAAAACAGTTAGCATACTTGCTGAAGAGCGAGCACCGATTGCCGCCGAGATTCGCAAAGTAGAAGCCGAAGTTGGTCCAATAAAATACATTGCGGCATTTGTATATGGCGACAATACGGATGCCAACCTTCTTGAGAAGGCAGTCACTTGGGTCATTATCCTTATTGTTATTGTGTTTGATCCGTTGGCAGTTATCATGCTGTTAGCCGCTCAAATGACCTTTGGTTGGTTGAAAGAAGAAAAAGAAAAAATTAAACCAGCATATGAGCCAGACGACGGCCCGCTAACCGATGAACAAATTGATCAGATAAAAGAATCTGTAGATCCGCATCCAGCAGGGTGGATGTTTGAAAAATCCAGCATTGTTAAAAATGAACCAGAAGTTAAAGACACTGTATTTGACAAACATCCTTACTTGTTAAAACCATTTGATCATTTCACCAATACCACGCCCATCGTGGCTAAATCGGAACCTGTGCTTGAAACAGACTTTCCACCAGCACAAGACAATGAAGCCGCCGAAGAGGCTGCCAAGTGGGCACAAGAACAAATCGACGATTCAAAAAAAAAGACCAAATACATAATCAAACAGCAGAATCAGCAAGTCAAGAAAACCAAAGAGTAGAATATGTACAAAATGCAGAACAACAAAACACTACTTTATGGAACCGCATAAAACGACACGATATATTTTTGGCCAGAGATAGAATAACACGTGAGTTTTCTTTAGATAAATTTGACGGTATTATAAATATTGTTACCGACGAGAAAACTCAACAGTTTATGAAAGATTTTAGAATAGACAAAACTAGAATTTCTACATATTCTGAAGACGAATTAGAACACTTTGCATATTACATTTATGAATCTAGGAAAACTCAATCTAATAACACCGCCCGATAAATTGTTCAATCAAAATATCAACTACTTGTTAATCAAACCCAGTACTGAAACTAAGATTCAGTTTCAACAGATATTATCACAATTGATAGATGATATAAACGTTTTTATATTTGACGAAAACGAAACGGACTTAGATTGGATGTTGAGTGTGTCGCATCAATGCGATGCTGTGATTATTGACATTGACAATTGTGATCCAATCACAAAAAGTTTTGTTAGTTATCTGTTGTCATTTCCGTATGTTCATTATCTAACCAATGACGAAACTACGCCATGGAAATTTATCAGCAAAAATAGAATTTACAATTTGGACATTCTGATTCAAGAAGAAGAAGATGATGACGAGGAAGAACCAAATGAGGAATAATCATCTCAAAGGCACTACAGTAGTTGTAAAAGAAGGCGAGGATGTTAATCGTGCATTGCGCCGTTTTAAAAATAAAATAGAAGACAGTGGCAAATTGAAAGATCTTCAAAAGAAAGAATTCTACGAAAAGCCCACAACTGAAAGAAAACGAAAAAAGTCAGCAGCCAAGGCTCGCTATCAAAAAGCAGTAGAAAAAGAACAATTACCTAAAAAAATGTATTGACACGTTGCCCTATACTGTGTATAATCTAGTATAGGAGGCGTAATGGCAAGACATTTAATGGTAGACTTAGAGACACTGGCTACATCACCCAATGCGGTGATACTCACAATTGGCGCAGTAACTTTTGACCCAGCAAGCAACAAAATTTTTGACAAACTCTATTACAGAGTAGATGTTGACAGTTGCGATCGATTGGGCATGGTAGTAGACGATGCAACTATCGAGTGGTGGGGTAAACAGGCTGCTGATGTTCAAACTGAAGCATTTGCAGAAGACAATCGTGTAGCCATTGAAGAAGTCATAGAGAAGTTTCACAAGTTTGCATGGAACTGTGATGCATTTTGGAGTCATGGAAGTATTTTTGACTTGAATATTCTTGACACTTATTATAGAAAATTAAATAAGACTCCTCCGTGGAACTTCTGGCAGATCCGAGATACTAGAACACTGTTCGATCTAGGCTACGATCCAGAAATGCCTAAAGAAGGACTGCACAATGCACTGGAAGATGCAAATCGACAGGCCATAGGTGTGCAAACAATTTACAGAAAATTAAATAGATTTTTTAGATGAGTTTACCAAATAAAATATTTTTTACTGGAGTACCTGGTAGTCGTTGGAGTGGCATTGCCCAAACTATAGAACAAATTCCAGGATTTAATACCAGCGATCGTTCTCCGAGTCGTACATATGTTCACAATGGATTCAGTGGGCATCAGGGAGCATATTTTGGCAGGCTCATGGAGTTCGACGCACGGCTAGATGAATCATATCTAAATCAAGCGTGGAGTGAGCCACACGGGACTAAACTGATCAAAAGTCATGATTGGGCCTACAGTTTAGATAGATTGAGATTAGTGTTTCCCAAAGACTGGATAGTGTTAGTGCATAGACCCGATGAGGCCAGTTTTGATTGGTGGAAACATGCCGGCGGATTTGACATCAACTATCCCAGTTATGCCGCATATCAAAATGATAAAATTATGCAAAGAGAAATTGCTTGGCAAAATCAAGCAATATTGAAATTTGCCAACGACAACAAGTTAACATGGCATTTGTTTACATCCGAATGGATTTACAAAGAATTTAATTATTCAATTTCAGTAGACAGGTCATGGCCCGACATAAAGGTTACGATATTAAAATGACAGATCAAAACTATTTAAATTATTACTTTGCCAATCACTGGGGCCACAAAGGTGTCCCCAAATACAACACTACCGGGTATGGGTTGGCTGATAAAATTACAGACGACGAGTGGGTACTAGATGTTGGGTGCGGACGTAACTTGTTCAAAGACAAGATCAAAAACATTGTAGGCATTGATCCTGCATTCGACGAAGCCGATCAAAAAGTCACTATTGAAGAATTTATTCCTGATCGACAGTTTGATGTAGCACTGTGTCTTGGTAGTGTTAACTTTGGTGGTATTGAAATTATACGACGACAAATAGAGTGTATAATTAAATGTTTAAAACCTCAAGCAAGAATCTACTGGCGGTGTAATCCGGGACAGCAAGATCATGACAATGAGGAATGTAAACAAATAGATTTCTTTCCTTGGTCTGAACAATGGCACAAAACTCTAGCCAAGGATTACGGATTTGAGATTATTGATCTAGGCATAGATCGAAACAGAATTTATTCAGAATGGAGGAGACAATGAATAAAATTTTAATAGCAATATCGCTATTCATGAGTGTTGCGGCACACGCATGGGAGCCAACCAAACCAGTAACAACAGTTATCGGGTTTGCTCCAGGATCAGGTAATGAATTAAGTTTTAGAGGATTTAGCAGTCTTATAGAAAAGGCTAATCCTAAGATTAGTTTTATTGTGGAAAATCGTCCAGGCGGTGATGGCACCATAGGCATGAATCACTTTGTTAAATTGCCCAATGACGGCCATCACGTCTATATTGCCAGTCATCAAGGTATTTGGGTCACTGCCGAGTTTGCCAATCCAGAAAACAAGAGATACCAACTTGACGATTTCGAATACGGATTAACATTGGCAAAAAGCCCATTGGCTATTATTGCCCATCACGAAAGTCCTACTAATACTCCTAAAGAGTTCATGGATCGAATGAAGAACCCGCAAAAGCCAATCAGTATTGCCGCAGGTTCTGGTGCCCACAAACTTGCCTACGAATACATGATGTATAACATTAAAGGCAACAGATCACTTATTAAAACTATACCTTATAAAGGTCCTGCACAAGCAGGTCAGGATGTAGCGGGCGGACACTTAGAATTTGGTATTATTCCTGTTGCAGTTGCTAATGTGTTAGTAAAATCTGGAAAGGTTAAAATCATTGCACTGACTAGCGAGTATCGTTTAGAAGGTCTTAGAGATGTGCCTTTAATGAAAGACTTTGTTCCGGGCATGAATGTGTATGCCGCATGGGGTATTATATTCCCCAAGGGAACAAACAAAGAAATTATAGACTGGTATGTTGTAAATTTTAGGACTGCAATTAACAGTCCAGAAGGCAAGCAATTTATTAGAGATAATTTAATGTTTGCAGAGCCTAGGGAGCAAAATCCCAAAGGTTTTGAAGCAAGCATGATGGATTTACGAAAACAGTGGATTCCGATCATCAAAGAAGTTGGTTGGAACAATTAAAATATAAATAAAGTTATACAACACGCCCATATGGGGTTTGTATATAACTCGCTTAATTAAGGAGAACATAAATGAGCAAAATCATCGGTATTGACCTTGGCACCACTAACAGTTGCGTGGCCATTATAGAAAACGGCATCAGTAAAGTTATTGAAAACTCTGAAGGTGCTAGAACTACCCCCTCAATCGTAGCCTATACGGATAATGAGATCTTGGTAGGTGCTACTGCAAAACGTCAAGCAGTGACAAATCCAAAAAACACAATCTACGCCAGCAAGCGACTAATCGGTCGTAAGTTTGACGAACAGGCTGTGCAAAAAGACATTGATCTAATGCCCTACAAGATTATCAAAGCCGACAACGGCGATGCATGGGTAGAAGCCAAAGATCAAAAATTAGCACCTCCACAAATTTCAGCAGAAGTTCTTCGCAAAATGAAAAAGACTGCAGAGGATTATCTAGGACATGAAGTTACTCAAGCAGTTATCACAGTTCCCGCATATTTTAATGACAGCCAAAGGCAGGCAACTAAAGATGCTGGTAAAATTGCCGGTTTGGAGGTACTCCGTATTATTAACGAGCCTACTGCGGCAGCTCTTGCGTATGGCGTTGATAAAACTGATAACCGTGATCGTAAAATCGCTGTTTACGACCTTGGTGGCGGCACTTTCGATGTATCGATCATTGAAATCGCGAATGTAGACGGTGACAAACAGATCGAAGTGTTGAGTACTAACGGCGACACATTCTTAGGCGGTGAAGACTTTGACCAACGTATCATGGATTATTTGGTTGATGAGTTTAAGAAAGACAGTGGTATCGATCTTAAGAAAGACATGTTGGCATTACAACGTCTAAAAGAATCTGCTGAAAAGGCAAAAATTGAATTGTCAAGTAGTGCTCAAACAGATGTCAACTTACCTTACATCACTGCTGACACCAGCGGTCCTAAGCACATGAATGTTAAATTGACTAGAGCCAAACTCGAACAGTTGGTTGATGAGTTGATCTCACGTAGTTTGGAACCTTGTAAAATTGCATTGAAAGATGCAGGTGTTACTGCCGCAGATATTGACGAAGTTATCCTTGTTGGTGGACAGACTCGCATGCCTAAAGTGCAAGAAGCAGTTGAAAAACTGTTCGGTAAGCAGCCACGTAAAGATGTTAATCCAGACGAAGCAGTAGCAGTAGGTGCAGCAATTCAGGGATCAGTGTTGAGTGGTGACAAAACAGATGTGCTGTTGTTGGACGTCACTCCATTGAGTCTTGGTATCGAAACGTTGGGCGGAGTAATGACCAAGTTAATTACTAAAAATACTACTATCCCAACCAAGGCCAGTCAAGTGTTTAGTACTGCGCAGGACAATCAACCAGCAGTGACTATCAAAGTATTCCAGGGTGAAAGAGAATTATGCACACACAATAAAATATTGGGTGAATTTAATCTTGAAGGTATTGCGGCAGCACCACGCGGCATGCCACAGATCAATGTGACATTTGATATTGACGCTAACGGAATTTTAAATGTGTCTGCCAAAGACGAGCGCACAGGTAAAGAAAATAAAATTACTATCAAATCAGATTCTGGCTTAAATGAAGCAGAAATTCAACAGATGATTAAAGATGCTGAATTAAATGCTGAAGAAGATAAAAAACAACGTGAACTTATCGAAACACGAAATCTTGCTGAATCTCAATTGCACAGTGTACGTAAAGATTTAGAAGAAGTGGCTGCATTGATCACTCCTGAACAAAAAACTGAAATTGAAGATGCTATTAAATCTGTAGAGACAACTACGTCTCAAACAGATAAAGATGCTATTCAAGAATCATTGACCAAATTGTTTGAAAAATCTGCACCACTCAATGAAGCAAAAAATCGTAAATCTGCTACTGATCAGGCATCGCCCACAGTAGATGCAGAATTTACAGAAACCAAATAATTACACACAGACAGAGAGTTTATACATACAACACAGGGCGCCATCCGGGCCCTGTAAGGTTCTTGCTTAATAAAGGAGAAAATTATGAACCAACTTAGAACTATCGACACGGCACATCTTGCCAATCTAAACAGAGCACTTGTGGGATTTGACCGTTATTTTAACGGACATTTTGCCAATACCAATGGCAATTATCCCCCACACAACATTGTCAAATACGATGAAACACACTATGGCATCGAAATTGCCGTAGCCGGTTTTAGTAAAGAAGAAATCACAGTGGAAGTTGATCAAGATCAACTCACTGTTACAGGGCGCAGACTAAATCAGGCAGATAGTCGTTTCGAATATCTACATCGTGGGTTAGCCGCTAGAGACTTTGAACAAACATTTACTCTTGCTGAGTATATGGAAGTCAAAGCGGCAGAAGTCAAGGACGGCATGCTTGTGATTGAAATCGAGCGTGTAGTTCCTGAAGCACTAAAACCACGACAAATCTTAATTAAATAATCAACCCGGGGGAGATAATACTCCCCCACTAAATACTTTACAAGGGAGAAACGATATGTCGGATACTGATATCAAATTAGACGAAAAAATTAAAATTCGTGTTGAAGAACCCAAACGTTGGAAAGTTGTTTTTCTAAACGACAATTCAACCCCGATGGAATTTGTCAAACAAATATTGATTGAAATCTTCCGTCATTCAGAAGAGACCTCTGGTGACATCACACTTCAGATACATAATAGTGGAAGTGGTGTAGCAGGTGTTTATTCATACGAAATTGCAGAAATCAAAGCAGTTGAGTCGACTAATCTTGCTCGCTCAAATGGATTTCCATTGCAAATTCGTATGGAGGAAGAGTGAATAATTTAAGACAATTAACATTAGAAGCACATACTAGAGCCGAAAGACAATCGTTTGCCGGCAAACTAGTCAAAGGTCAACTTGAACCCAAAAGATATTATGAATATCTGCTGAATCAGTTGGCCTGTTATCAAGCATTAGAAAAAAAGTTAGAAAAATGGTTAAAAGATCATGATCTTTTAAAAATTCTAAGAACAGAAAAAATTGTAGAAGACATAGGTTGGTTAGAAATAGAATACAGTTTCGACAGAAACGCAGTTAGACTACAACCTAGCACTAAAGCATATATCGAATACGTTGACACAAAATCTGCTGTTGAACTGATTCCGCATCTTTATGTAAGACACTTTGGAGATATGTTTGGTGGAGCCATGATTGCCAAAGTTAGCCCAGGTCTTTGCAAATACTATGAATTTGAAAATAAAAAAGAACTGATCGATCGAGTGAGGTCATTGCTCACGGACGACATGGCTGCCGAGGCCAATTTATGCTTTGATTCTGCTATTGATCTATTTGAAGAATTAGACAAATGAGTCAGGTCTGGCATACATTAACAGAGATCCAACAGTTGTTGGAAAGTAGATTCGAAGCCACGGGAACAGAAATTTTTGAACCCGGGATGGATCGATTTAATCAGCCAGGCTGGATCAATCGTGTGTGGACCAGCAACAACTATCGGCGTGCTCACATTGATGTAGTAGATGCTAGAGCAACTAAAGGTCTATGGATGATGCACTGCTGTGTGTTTCCACATACACACAACCCTGCTCCTATTTTTGGCTTTGATGTAATAGCAGGTAAAAATAAGATAACTGGCTGTTTTATTGACTACAGTCCTACCGGTGATTTTGATCATCCTATGATTGAATATTTTGCCGATGAAGTTGGTCGCTACGATTGGAATAAACCACGTAAGTTACCTGAATGGGCTGAACGTATCTTTAGTCCTCATATGATTGCAGCGGGCAATGTTAGTGATGAATCAGAATTAGCACAAATTGCAAGTCTTGCTAATATCTTAGTAAATCACTATACAGAATGTGTAGGTGAAACTAACAATATGTCGGAAAGCACAAAAGATCAGCAGAACTATTATGCACAGAATCAAAAACAAAACCCCCACACACCTAAAGTTATGGCTAGTTTAGGGTTAGACGAGCAGGATATAGCGGTGTTTGTTCAGGAATGTTTGTTTCCTGAAATACAATAAATATGTGCTATGAGAGCAAAACATTTTGATCGTTCGAGTATTGTAACTGATTTTGTCAAATATTGTGCTAAACAGTTAAACTTACTAGAAATCCCCAAGTTATCACTTATCAGTGATCCCATGTTTAGTCATACGAATAAAACATTTGGACAATACGAGCCGGACACTGATCATACCACGGTCAATATCAATAATCGAAATCTTGTTGATGTACTGAGAACAATAGCACATGAACTTGTTCATGC